AATGCTAAAATATGGCTATTTACACCATATAGGTGACTTAAAACCTGGAACCCCTCAAAGAATGTTTATTGAAACATCTAAAAAAACAGTGAAACCTGTTTTTGATAAATTTAAACAAGATGTAAATAAGGCACTTAAATCAAAGGTTACTGTTGTATCATTAGGCTAATGTAAATTAGATTATAGTAGATAATAACTAAGTTATGATAGAAGATTATTTACTAAAAATACTATTAGAGTGCATGACAGAGCAAGAAATGTCTCTAAAAAACCTAGACAAACGATTAAAAGGCTTAGAAGACCTGGTTTTAATGAATAATAGGCTTCTAGGATTTATCGTAGAGACCTTATCACCAGCCCCATTAAGAACTGAAAGTTTTAATTCAAATTTAAACGAAGATTTACTCTCAGAGCTTATAAAACACTCAGCAGAGCTAGAAACATGGGGTAAATCCTAATTTTAATGAAAAAATTTATGTTATTAGCGTGTTTTTGCTTAGATTGTAAGTGGGCATGGAGAGTTTTAGGTGTAAAGGTTGACAGAGAGCAAAATTGCCCTGAATGTAAGTCTTTTAACGTCTTTACTCGTCAGAAGAAGTCAGATTAAGTGCCTTTTCTCGTTTTTCTACCTTTTCCTGCCAAATTTTTCTTTGTGCTGGAGTTTGCCTACCCTTTTTGGGCGGTAAAACACCTACTTTCTCAGCTCTTTTCCTCCAACGCCTAGCTTCCCTACGTTTTTCATTCTTTCTATCTAAAGATTTTTGTTTTTGGGTTAATTGTGTCTTTGTAACTGGCTTTTCAGGCACTTCTGGTCGCTGTGGAAATACCTCGTAATCAGCATCTACAACCTCAACTTCCTTCATATCTGATGAATCAGAGCTAAGAAACTTCTCGAAAGGACTTTTATGGTTAGCCACCTCTACTCTTTTAACAAGTTTACCTGAATGTTCCAAAACTAGCCTACCAGCCTGGACATTCCCTGCTTCAGCCTCTCGAA